ATGTTGAATAATGCTGGACAACCTATATGAATTGATTGACAACAACTACGGAGATAATACCTTCTTTATGGGTCTCGCATTCAAGTTCGAGACGGGAATCGCAATCATTGATAAGTATTTCGCAGACGACATTGACGATGGCTTTATCCTTGAGTGGGTCAGCTTCATTGATATCGAGAAACCAGTGTCCGTTATCTGCAAGGATATCATCGAATTGAAAACAGCAATCGGAGAATGCGCCTTCTAATGAGGGCGTTTTTCTTTTTGTCTAGGTACTACCTTAATAAAATACCTAGTAAAAATTTTTCGGTAATCGCCTTTACAAGTAAACAAAAAGAGCACTCCCGAAGGAATGCCCGATTTGTGCTAACCACTCAGCTTGGCGGCTCTGTCAGGGCAATTAACAAACCCCTATATACCGTTATCCAAGGTTTCATCGACCTTTGGGCTACCGCACCAATAGCGGCTCTTGCCCGTGCTTTAAGTCCTCAGCTTTGCATCGTATGAAGAACTTTGAGCGTTACAACTTTATAACTTGTGAAGTTTGAGTTTTGAACTTTAACCATGTTTGTACAATATCTGCCCGTACAGTAACGGGCAATATCGTTCCCATTTTAGGTTGAGTTATTTACTCATACTTTAGCGAAGTATAGTTGTAGGCGGCGAACCCCACCGCCAAAAGGGTGTTAAGAGTGACAGTTTCGAGTGATTAGCAAGTAAAGAATTTAGTCAGCAATCTCAACCGTAGTCAGCGTGTTGCTCTCTGACAGGCGGTAGTCAATCTGCGTCAGGAACGTCTCGATTTCCTCTGACAGCTTGTCAATCTTCTTGCGAAGACCGATAGGGTCAATCAGGCGGGCATCGTTGTCTTCCTTAAACGTCTTGCTGATTGCTTCGGCTTCCGTATCCTTGCCTTTGCGGTCAGTGCCAAGGGAAATCTTCAGCAAGTCCTCCAACCGTGCTTGTACATTACGGTTTTCAGTATCTACCGCACGAACGGCATTGTTGTAGTCCTGAGTCATCTTGGCAAGCAAGCGTTGGTCGTAAACAATCGTAGTCTTGCGTTCGATTGCTTCAGCCACCGTCAGTTCTACTTCTCCGACCTTAACCTTCGTGAGAGCGTTAGAGAGGACAATTGCCGCTTTGATACGATTACGGCGGGAAATCAATGACGTGACCGACTGGTAAGCCGCTGTTGCATAGTCCTCATAGTCCTTAACAGAGTTGAATCCGCTAACGGGCTTGTGACCCACCGCATGGCTGATATAATTCGCACCGCTCGTTGCCGATGTAATGCGTTTATCCAGTAGCTTCAGTTCTGCAAGTGCTTGATGGATGGACATTGTAGTCATTAATAAATTCCCCCTGAGTATATGGATTTTGAGAATAAAAGACTGTAATCACAGAAAAGAAAGCATCGTGTGGTCGCCAACCACTAATCCATGTCTCCCATCAAAAATGTGCCACAGGGCTAAATGTAGCTGTTGTTCGGAGAGTTCCGTTGCTTACTTTTCTCTAATTACAGTCATAAAAGCAGAGTGAAGGAATCGAACCTCCGGTCATGGGCTTGCGACCCATAGCCTTACCGCTTGGCTAACTCTGCATGGCAGGGAAGGCAGGACTCGAACCTGCAACCTTCACATTAACAGTGTGCCGCACTACCATTGTGCTACAACCCTATAGGAGACCGTAGGTGGATTTGAACCACCGATATACGCACCCATTCTTGTCTCCGAGCAGGAATCGAACCTGCGTGTATATACCCCATAACGATCATATGGTCGGGAAGGTTGGTAACGCACCAACATCTGCGGTATTTCACACCGCCGCTAATCTATTTCAGCTACTTCCCGATGGTAGGAATGACAGGACTTGAACCTGCGACCTCTTGCTTCCAAGGCAAGCGCTCTAAACCAAACTGAGCTACATCCCTAAATATGGCGGTCTCGACGGGAATCGAACCCGTCTTTCTCCCGTGACAGGGGAGTGTCCTAACCGATAGACGACGAAACCATTACTTAGTAAACAATTGCTTCAATGCCCTCACTGGTCGTAACCAGCTTTAGCCGCCCCTTGAATTGAAGAGAACCTTGGGTGTGCGGATTGTCAGGCGTATTCTTTGTTGTAAATGGGACTTCAGACGTGAGGTTCATCACGTAATAGGTTGAGCCTTTACACTTCACAGTCCAAGGTGCGATACCTTCACGACCGATACTTGCCTTATTGAAGTGAAAGACTACTCTTGTTGCCTTATCGCTGATGACTTCCTCGATCATGATAGCCCCACCTTTACAAAGAATTTAAGCGGAAGGATGGACTTGAACCACCGATATTCCGGTTTGCAACCGAACGCCTTAACCAACTTGGCTACTTCCGCATGGCAGAGGATGTTGGAATTGAACCAACGCTACCTGCTTCAAAGGCAGGTGTGATAACCACTTCACTAATCCCCGATAGAATGACGTGTACGGGAATCGAACCCGTGATACCTGATAGAAAGTCAGGTGTCTTACCGCTTGACCAACACGCCTTAATAGAATTGCAGAGAAGGGAATCGAACCCCTGATAAGCCGCTTATGAGACGGCTCTGAGTACCAACACTCGCTCTGCATTGGCATAGGTCTGAGGAATCGAACCCCTTTGGAACGGCTTTGGAGACCGCCTGTGCTCCCCGCACTATTTAACCATAGCACCTACATAAGAGAGGGGAGGTTAATCCCCTCAATGGAATTACTTAGTATTCGCTGTGTGAACAGTAACCTGAGAGTTACCAGCCGCAGTGACAGCATTTGTAGCAATTTCTTGCACACGTGCGTTTGCATTAGCCAGTTCTTCACGCAGATTCTTGATTGTTTCCTCATGAGAAGCGTTGGATGCTCTCAGAGTAGCAATTTCGTTGTCAGAGATGCGCTTTTCAGCTTCATTTTCTGCACGAATCAGGCGAACTTCGTTATCAAAGTCCTTCTTAGCTTCAACAGAGCCTTTGGAGAAGCCTTGTGCTTCAGCTTTTGCGGCAATAGCAGGGATGCTATCGACCTTAGAAGTCAGGTCAGCGATAGTTTTCTCAGCATCGCCTACGGAAACCTCACGGGCTTCAACCTTACCTTCTCGTTCAGCTACGGTAGAAACACGTCGAGCCAGTTCATCCTTCAGTTCGTCTTCACGATTACGCTTTTCAATACCGAAGTTGTAAAGGTCTTCCTCTTTCTGACGTGCAAGGTCTTTCTTCCAAGCCGCCAAACCCTCTGCTTTTTCAGCTTCAAAGTCCGCTTTTGCTTCGTCGATGACCGCTTGATATGCGTCCAAGAGTGTTACTTTCGTTTCTGCCGTTACCTTTTTGACTGCCATTGTGTAATTTCCCCCTAATTTTGGATGTTTTAATGAATTATAGGAAGGGGAGGTCTGCTCCCCAATGCTATTAGTTCTGGATTTTGTTTGTCAGATTGTCAATCTCTTGCAAGATTGGAGCAAGCTGATTCAACGAACTCTGAATTTGCTTCTGAGTATTATCCACTTGAGTCTGCAACATGTTAAATTGCATTCCCAACATTCCAAGAGAAGGGTCTTGAGATTGCTGAAGCATTGTTGCGATTTGTTGCATCTGCACCTCGATAGAATCGAACTGCCCTGCCGCCATACTCGCTTGTGTCAACAAACCCCGTGCCGCCGTTACCTGAGCATCAATCTGGTCTCCTGTACGTGCCGCTTTCATACCTGTACCAATACCGAACGTGTTTCCAAACATTTACCAACATCTCCCTTGTCGTGTGTGTGTTGTTATGGTGGGAGGGGTAGGAGTCGAACCTACGAAGCCCGAAGGCGACAGGGTTACAACCTGCCAGCTTTAGCCACTTGCATACCCGCCCATATTGGGGTGCTCGACAGGACTTGCACCTGCACGGGGCTTTCGCCCCACAAGATTCACAGTCTTGTGCGTATACTATTTCGCCACGAACACCACGAAGTTTCACTCGACTTTTTCGAGAATCACCAGTTGGCTTGTACATGATTGACATGTACGTCTAGCTTTATACCATCTAGTCAAAAAACTTTTTCAAGTCTTCTATATAGTCTCTTTCGCCTTACACTCCAAGTAGTCGCAGTACCCCTATAAAAAGGTGCGTCTAGTACGTACAAAAAGTTCAAGTACGCACATGCTTACCTATATTGGTACATGAGGTGGTCATATGAAATGCGGTTGCGGACGCTTCATTACGCAGAATGCCAAGGCTTTAGCCACTATTTATGAGACGGAGGGCGGCAAGTGTATTCACTGTTTGTCGGAAACCCTGAATGTTCCTTATCAAGAGTTAGTAGATAGGTACATGGGAATCTACGAGTGCCGTCCTTGCGCTCAAGATAAGAAGAAAGAGGAAATAAGAAGGAAACTACTTGGACTAGGGGGATAACAATGAAATATTTGAAATCTGATTTTAACGACCCATCGGTAAAGGAATTGAATGTTCTATTGCTCAACGATTTACACATCGGGTCTGAAGCCGCCGACATTGGTCTTCTCGATAGATGTATCAATTTCGCCTTGAAGAATGAAGGGAACACTCGAATTCTCCTGAACGGTGACTATATTGAAGGAGTCACGAAACTCAGTAAAGGTGAAATCTACACGCAACGCATGTCTCCGAAGGAACAGATTGACTTCGTAGTGGACAAGCTTGAGCCTGTAAAACACCTGATTGATGGTATGACTATCGGAAACCACGACTGGCGTATCGAGAACGAGACCAGTATTGATGTAGTCGAGATGATTGCACGTTACTTGGGAATCCGTGACAAATACTTCGGTTCTAGGGGTATTGTCGGCTTCTCTTGGAACAAATGCTTCTATAGTGTCGATATGCACCACGGCACGGGTGGCGGTGGTACGGTAGCCGCCGTCGAGAATGCAATGAAGCGTTTATGGAAATCGGACTCACATGTAATGTACACAGGGCACTGGCACAAAGAGTTCAGCAAGCCGATTAAGCGATTCGCTATTGACCCGTACAATGGATTGGTTCGTGAAGAGAAGCGTTGGTTGGTATGCGGAAATACAATCCTCAATACTGCTGAGTACGCTAAACGTGGCGGTTTTGAAGAGTCGTTCCCTTCCCAAGCATTCCTAACGCTTTCCGGTAAGAAACAGAACAAAGGGATTGACGTGAAATGGATTCGCTAATCAAGTGCATAAAGTGCGAGTTCAGGTACGTGACCGACAAGGCAAGGGAGAACTTTGCGGCTGAGGGGCTGAAAGGAGAACCCTTGCTTTGTCTGCACTGTATTGGGGAAATTACGGGGAAAGTTATGAACCAATACGGATACTTGGTCTTGCCCGAAGAGTTAGAAGATTCTAATCAACGGATGCAAGTTCTACCAAAAACACTCACAGGTTGTAGACCGTGTATGAAGAAGAGAGGGTTATCGTGATGAAGACAGAGCGAATTTACTTGAGAACTACCCCTGAAAATAAAGACTATCTTCAGGAGGTAGCTGACCAATATTTCGAGGGAAACCTGTCAGCGGTTTTCGAGTTTATGATTGAACGTCTTGATATGCACTTAGAAGGAGTTGATTAATTATGGCTGAGTTGCCGATTCGGAAGAAGGGAACACAGAGCAAAATCGAAAAGTACGGAGTAATGGAACATGCAATCAGCTTGCTGAAGGTTATTCCTAAAATGTCCTATGTGGCTATCGCAGAGGAATTAAATACGATTGGGAACGTGCCGCCCGAAGAACTGATTACCGATGGCAACGTGGCAGAGTTTGCCCGTTCTTATCCAGAGGTACGCAGAGAAATCCTGTTGGCTAATAAACAGCACATGCGGAAGCTGGTTCTTGAAGGGGCAGAGTTCGATATGCTTGGTCAACTCAAGGAGATGGCGGCTCGGACAAGCTTTATGCTCGAATCCATGGAAGAGATGGCTCTTGAGAACGGTCAGTTGCCGAAGGCGGGCGACTATAAGGCACTATCGTCCGAATTGCGTGAGACGCTGAAGCAGATTGAAGGAATCCACAAAGAGATTTACGACATGGAAGTCGTTCGTGAGTTCTTGGTCGAAGTGGTCAAAACACTTAAAGATGTTGCACCGGAAGCACTGCCGTTGTTCATCTCGAAAATGAAAGGCAAACGTGAGAACGGTCATATCGTAAACGAACTGCTTTCAGGGGGCATGAAGTAATGGAGACAAATATCGGGAGATTGATTGTGTATGTCGGTGCGATGGGTAGCGGTAAGACAAAGAAACTAATTGACCTCTACGAAGAAATGGTGAGCGATGGCATCAAAGTCGCCGTGTTCAAACCATTCATCGCCCGCGAAGGAGAGGATGACGAGTTTGTCCACGCTAGGGACGGTAGGAAAGCCCCTGCCATCGCTGTTGACTATCTGGATGAAATACCAGCCATAGCAGATTCGGAGCGCTTAGAAGCCATTCTAGTAGACGAGACACAGTTCTTTGATGAAGAAGAGGATGGGTTCAGGATACTCGAAGGGTTGGCAATGGGAGGACTTGAAGTTTACGTGTTCGGTCTCGATGTTGACTCGGAAAACAACACGTTCGGGTATATCGGGGATATTCTAGCCCATGCAGATGAAATCCATAAGCTTCGTACTCCATGTGTAAAGTGTGGGGAGGAAGCACGGATTAGTAAGTTTGTGGGCGAAACAAAGTCAGGTGTCGTTCAAGTAGGTGACCTCGATGACTACGCCCCGCACTGCCGTTCCTGCTATCACGGATGGAAAGAGCGTCTGGAACAGCTTCGCAAGACTGCTCGAATCACTGTCGGTCGAAACGACTTCCTGTTTACTTGCGATATCGAGATTGAGCGAATCGTGGAAATGGGTTACGACATTGAAACGCTTGGCGATAAGTTGCAGACGGTTGACGAGATATTGGAGTTCATTTCAAAGCTGAAGAAAGCGGAGTGATTACATGGCAGAAGAAAGAGACTTGCTTTCATCGCTCTTTGAGGACGTAATTAACATGGCTGAGTCCGTCAACTCCACACGTGGGGTTTGGCGGGAAGAGCCTGTAGGACTTGTCCAGTTCTTCAATGAGTACCTTGGTGAAAGCCCGTTTGAAGGCAAGCAAACAGAACTGCTTGAGTATGTAGAACGTATTCTAGCTAAAGATACACTCGATGATGAAGACCCTTTGAAACTCGTCACGGAGTTCGCCGCCATGTGGGGCAAAGGTTCAGGCAAAGACTTTATCATCTCAGGTATTGTAGCATACATCCCGTACCGACTCAACTGTATGAATAACCCACAGGAGTATTTTGGGTTCGGTCAGGGTGAGCCTATTGATATTATCAACTTGGCGAAGAATGCCAAGCAAGCAGAGAACGTATTCTTTACGAAACTCAAGGCACGGCTTAACTCCTGTACTTGGTTTAGGAAGGTTGACCGGAAGCCGCTGGCGTATAATGAGTACCAAGAAAAGAAAGATACAATTGTTTTCTACAATGAGATTCGTGCCTTTTCGGGTCACTCTGAAGCCGGAAGCTTTGAGGGATTTAACCCACTTGTTGGGATTTTCGATGAAGTTGGAGACTTCGAGTGGGAACTGGCTGAGTTTGCATATGACACCATCCGGTCGTCCGCAATGTCCCGTTACGGTAAAAAGGCATTGCTGATGTTTATCTCATTCCCACGTTCTGCGGAAGATTTTATGATGTACAAGTACAAGCAGGGACAAGACCCTGAGTTTCCAGAGGTAATGTCGTCTATAGGAGCATCGTGGGAAATCAACCCGAATATCAAACGGGAAGACTTGAACATGGACTTTGCAAAAGACCCTGAAGGTGCGGCTATGCGTTACCAGTGCATTCCACCCGCCAACCGTGGGGGCTTCTTCAAATTCCCTGAGCGTATCGACGATTGCGTTAAAGAAGGCAAGTTTAACCCTGCTGTGCTGGAAGAGATTACGATTACCAGTGCGTTGGATAACGGAGACGAGCGTCACTTCGTGGGCTTTGACCTCAATATCTTCAGGGAGACCCTTGCACTTGACCAATCGAGGACTTACTACCTTGGGCTTGATGGAGGTATTTCAAGTGACTCCTACACGCTGAGTCTGTTCCATGGGGAGACTTACTATGAGGAAGTTGTTGAGGGTGGCGAGTCTGTCGAGAAAGCCCGTAACAAGCCCGTAGAGGACTTGCTGATTGAGTGGAAGCCTGACACAGCGTACAAGATTCCGGTCAACGTGCAAAACGTTATCGACGTGGTAGAGTGGATTTGCCAGAACGTATACGTTAAGAAGGCACTCATGGATAAATTCAACTCCGGTGCAATGGTTCAGAAGCTTGCTGAGTTGGGTGTAGAAGCTGAAGATAAAGTGTTCTCTAACCCGTTCCAAGTGGCAATCTACACGAACTTCAAGAACCTTGCATACACAAGCCAGCTTGAACTCTTGGACGACGAAACTGCCAACAGCGATATGAAACACATCCTGATTATCAACGGCAATAAAATCGACCATGAGAAGGGAAGAGGTAAAGATACGTGCGATGCTCGGACAGCCGCCGTCTTCCTTTGTTCCAACGATGACCCCGAAGAAGTTGAGCACTGGTCGATGCCAAGCATTATGGGAGCATCCCGACACTGACAAGAAGAGCCACAGGCAATTACGCCGTGGCTCTATTTCTTTTCGCTGAGTAGTCAACATGTAGTATGCGGTTAGCTGATTACGTCTGCATATTGTACCTGAAGTGTACGGTTTACCATACAGGATTCTGAAGTGTACGGTTTACAATACAGACCGCCACGTGTGTAAAATGTGCGCTCGTTAGCAATTCCTGAAGTGTACGGTTTACACCCAAAGAAGATATATAAAAGATTAAAAGATTAAAACATAAAAGATATATAAAATAATAAAGATAGGCGAGGGGTAATGACAATACTCCCTTGAGTAAAATAAGGCAGACCATGCGTTCCCCTTCGGGTCACGCTTTATTTGTTTTACAAGACTTTGTTAGTGAGAGACTTCACCAACCTATAATGTACGTACAGAAGGTATAAGTACGACCTACTTTAAGTTAGTCAAGGTGGTCTTCACCCTATAATGATTTTTGATGAAACAGAGAAGGTGGTGAGTAGATTGGGTTTTTGGAAAACAATGTTTAGCCGTGTGGCTAGTGTCTTTACACGTCAGGAGAAGCCTGTAGACCGCTCTGCTGAGTACGCAGAACGTATTCCGGTGGAATCGTTCGGTGGGTCAAGAAAGACGACTAGCGGGCTTACAGACGGTTCTGTAGGACGTGTCAACAAGCACATGAAGCTGACGGAAGACACTTTTAAGAGGTTTAGTCCTAAGACGTTGCTCAAGATGGTAAAGCATAACCATCCTGACGTTTCACAGGCTATTTGGAACTTTAAGATTATCGGGAACAGCGGCTATAAAGCCAAAGTAACCCTCATGGACGGGACGACAGAGCACAAGTCCGGTCAGAAATTGATTGATGACTTTTTACTTGGATTGGACTACTACAATAGCAACGGATTTGAAAAGTCACGCTCGATTGAAAGACTTGTAGACATGCTGTTTGACTCTGCTCTTATGCGTGGGGCTGTCTCGATGGAGATGGTGATGGACAGGGATTACAAGAATGTCCTTTACTTTGCTTCGGTAGACCCTGACACGATTGATTTCAAGGTTGAAGATAACCGTCTCGTACCCTATCAAAGTTCCGTGAAGCTTGATATTCCAACCTTCTTCTACGAAGGCGTGGACGAGACTGAGACAGACCCTTACGGCACATCGCCGTTCCTGTCTGTTCTACAGGCATTGGCGTTCCATACGCAGGTCTTAGAGGACATTAAGATGGTCGTCCATAACCAAGGTTACGGTAAGTATGACATTAAGATTGTCGAAGAAGTCTTGCTGAAGCGTATGCCTATCAACATCCGTAACAACGAAGCCAAGAAGCAGGAATGGCTCAACAACCAACTCAGCATGATTATCGACATGTACTCGAAGCTTGACCCTGATGCCGCATTCGTGCATTTTGACAGCGTTGAGGTTGATATGGTCGATACGGCTAAGTCTACGATTGATGTTCAGAAACTCATGGCTGTTATCGACACTCAGATTAACAATGCCTTGAAACAGTACCCTACGCTCATGGGGCGGCGTTCCCAAGGGCAAACGGAGCAGTATGCGAAACTGGAAATCAAGATTTTCATGAAATCGGTAAAGAGAATCCGTGACCTTATCGAGAGCATGATTTCACGTGCGTTGACGAAGTACCTCAATATCAATGGTATGCAAGGCTATGTATTCTTTCAATTTGAGGACACTGAAATCCGTACTGACCTTGAGAAGAGCCAATTCGAGCAGATTGCTATTCAGAATGCTGTTGCCAAACGTAACAACGGATTTATTGACAATGACATGGCTTCTGAGGAAATTACAGGGCACAAAGCGGTGGGAGAACCGGACAAGGAGATGCTTGGCGTAGTTAAACCGGAAGCAAAAGGGGCTACTGACGAGCGCTCCCCGTCCAACCCATCAAGTACCGATAGCGCTGGCAACTAATTTGTACGTCACAGTTGTTAGTGCTGTCAGGCACGACCCTATATTGTTTATGAGTAATTCGAGTAAGGAGGTGTAATATGCCAACCCCTACACGGGCGCAGTTGAACAAGATTAACAAGTTCTCTCAGGTAGACCTGAAAGAAGAACAAGTTTATGTATTTAATAGTCTTTCAGCCGACACTCTGCCAATCAAGCGACACGGGTGGTTCGGGGAATACAGTATCAACATGTCCGACAAGATGCTGGACAAGCTGAAGAAAGATTACCGGACTGGCGTAGGTCTTCTGGCTTCCCATAATAGCAACAGGCTTCCATTCGGGCGCACATTTGATGCTGAAGTGAAAGTAGATGCTATAGATGGGGAAGAGGTCAAAACCTTGTACATCGACCATTACATGGTCAAATACATGGAGGACGAAGACGGAACGAAGAACCCACTACGTACTGAGATTAACGGCATGACCACACAGGACTTGGCAAACCACATCGAAGTCGGTCATACATTCGATACATCTATCGGATTCTCTATGAATGAAGTCAAGTGCTCCATTTGTAAGCATGACCTTCGAGACTACGACAAGTGCTCTCATATTCCCGGCATGACCTACGATGTTCAGGTGGGCGAGGACGTTGAAAAGCAACGCTGTAACATCATCGCTGACGGCGGTGAAGGTATCGAGAACTCCCTTGTTTACGCAGGTGCAGTAAATCGAGCAATCATTCAGAACGGCAGAAATGATACTTCCCACCAAAACTTGAGTACAAATTCTACTGATTACGACTCTAGTGTTAAGTTGGGTGAGTCATCGCTCTATAATGTAGACGAACTGAAAAACCTACCTAGAGACGCACAAATTTTGTGTACTCTATCAAAAGGTAATATGCAACTCTTTACGAACACCAACGAGCGTAGAGACTTTAGCAAATATCAAAAGGAGTGTGAAGAAATGTCTGAAGCAAATAAAGCCCCTGAGACTGGATTGCTTTCTGCTGAACCGCTGAAACCAGTCGTGTCTCAAGACTTGTATGACCAACTTAAACTTGCCCATGACGGCTTTGCTGAGAAGCTTGGAAAGAGTGAAGCTACGCTGACGGAAACATTGTCCAAGGTTAGCGAACTCAAAGACGAATTGGCGGCTAAGGATGCTCAAATTGAGGAACTGTCCGCAAAGGCAGAACTGGCAGACGAGTATCGTAACAGCCTGATTGATGAAACAGTTAAGGCGGGCGTAGCCGCACGTGGTAATCAGTTCAACACTGAACGCTATAGCAAATACGTTGCAACCCTGAGTGTTGCTGAAATCAAGGAAGAATTGTCCGCATTCAAAGGCGAGTTCCCTGCAACGGTTGAAGCCGCACGGGTAACTGCACAAGAAGCTGAGGTAGAACGTCAAGCCGATGCTCCTGCTGTTGAACTTTCCTTGAACGATATTCGCCAAGAAGGTGCTCGACTGGCGATGCAAGAGTTTAACCGTCATGGTGGCGACCTTGTAGCACTAACTGAAAAACATACTGCTGAACTTCGTCAGAAGCACGGCAAGTAATTAAGGGAGGTATTTAACCAATGGCAGGTACAGTAACAGGTTTCCAACGTCCATTCACATACCGTGAAAATGCGACTTACAAGACCGTAGGTATGGAACAAGCAGTTACTTATATCGTGGGCAATCCACGTGAAGTAGAAGTCCCTCAGACGGACAACCAAGTTCCGGTGGGTGTTGTTACCTACCAAATGGAAGACCGTGACGGCGCAACTGTGTCGGTTCAACTTGACCGTATTGTTGAGATTGAAGCGGCTGAGGATATCGCCTTTGGCGAAGACGTAATTGTTGCCGCAGGTGGTAAGGCAAAACGTGCCGCAGGTTTGGCGGCTGGAACTAAAGCGAACGTTCTTGGGGAAGCGCACAATGACGTAGTTGCAGGTCAACTCGTTCAAGTGCTTATCGCTAAGAAACGTTACGAAGTATAAGGGAGGGTAACTACTAATGTCTACATTCGCTAAACACAATATCAAGAATACACACTACGACCAATACTTGACGAACATCTCGGTAGCCTATAAAGGCAACACGAACAAGTTTATTGGTGAGGAAGTAGTTCCTGTAGTCTCTGTTAGCAAACAGGCTGACCGTTACATGGTATTCGATTACATGGAACACATGAAGTCTGATGACGACCTTCGCCGTGCTCCGGGCACTGTGGCGAGTGAAATGAGACTCGGATGGAGTGACGATGCGTACTTCGCTGAAGGCTATGCGAAACGTTACGCACTGTACCCTGAAGAAATCGCCAATGCCGACGAAGAGCGTATCTTCCGTCTCAAAGAACGTGCGGCACAGGCAGTCAAAGACCAGCTATTGCTGTCCAAAGAGTTGAAAACTGCCGCTCTGATGACTAACCCGAACAACTTCCATGCTGACCTTCGTCAGACATTTGGCGGTGCGGGCGATGCGGCTAAGTGGTCTGATTACACTAACTCTGACCCGCAGAAGGATATCTTCAAGCTTCGTGAGAAAGCGGAACGCCTTGGCGCACCAAACTTCAACACTTTGGTACTTTCCAAGTCCGTTTACAACATCTTGAAGTTCCACCCGAAACTCAAAGCGACCCTTGCAGGTTTCATTTCTCCTGAAATGGTTTCGGATGAAGCAATGCGTCAATTGTTCGATGTTGACAAAATCATCATCGGTGATGCTCGTAAAGCGAACTCCGGTCAAAAACGTGTCGGTGACGGTCTGACCAACTACATTTGGGGCAACAACGCTGTTCTGTTGTACGTGCCATCTAGTCCTTCTATGGACGAAGCGGCGGCGGCTTACACATTCCAGTGGGAAAATGCTGATGCAAACGTTGTAGGTAACCAGAAGACACGTGAATACTACAATGAAGAGTCCAAGACTCACTTCATCGAGACAGAAGAATGGTTCGGACAGAAGATTGTTTCTCAAGTCTGTGCGGCTGTTCTGCCTGACGTAGTTACTCCGTTGACTTAAGACTGACCATAAGGTGGGTAGGGGCTAATCCCGCCCACCTTTTTTATTATCACAATAATACCATTTTGAGGGGAGATTTGCAACATGGCAGGAACAACAAACAAACGGAAGACGGCGGCAGAGAAAGCGGCTGAAGCTGAAGTTAAGGTGGCGGCGGTAGAAGCCCCTGAAGCACCCGTAGAGACGAAGGAAGAGGTCAAGCCAGAAGTAGTAGCAGAGACTCCTAAAGTCCCTGAGAAGGAGACTGAGACGGTGAGCGTGGATGAATTGGACGGCGATGTAGTTGCAGAGTTTACTCAACAGCTTACTATCTTTGGTCAGTTCATTTATAACGCTCAGGAAGAAGGTACAACCCTGATTGTTGAGAACTTGGGATACGGTGACATTTACGTGAGCGACAAGCCCAATCTTCGAGTAGGCGACGAAAATCAACGATTGCTGTTCAAGGAACAAAAGGCATTCAAGGCTCGGAAGCTATTTATGACTTCGGGAAGCCAGCCTGTGGCATCCATTATTGAAATCAAGTAAGAAGGGCGGGGAGATAGATGGTCATTGATAGAACGGACACCAGTTACTTAGGCTCGGTTCGTACACTTCTAGGTGTAGACAGGGACGATTCAACTACCCTGTCCGACGAAGACATTAATGACATGACCGTCATCGACAGTGCTGAGATGGACGTTCTAAGCTATCTACCTTCGACTGTAGACCCTACTAGTCCAAAGGTTAGGTTAGCTGTTATCTATACGATGGCGGCTCTCCTGTGCCCGACAATGCCCGCTAGAGTGGACATTGAAGTTAAGGGTATTGATACAGGCTGGAAACGCAAGGCTGTCGATTACAGTGAACTGGCTGAGAAGTTGCTTGGTCAGGCAAACACGGTCATTGAGAATTTAAGAGAAGAGGAAGGTCTTGGCGACTCTGACCTATTCAGGGTAGCCCCATCCAAGAGGGCGGTGAACAGTAGGTATGAAATCCGCTAAAACAAAGTTCCTTAAGCGGTACGGGATGAAGGTAGGCATCATGAGGTTTGTTGACGGTGCATTTACTGAGCCTGTTCCTACCACTGCCATGATTGGGCGGGGAAGCAAGTCCAACTCGACCATGCGGTTACTACAGACGCTAAGGGAAGGGATTTTCCCTGCTGACGATGACATAGACAGTGGTTACTTCGTAGAGAACCTGACGCAGAATGAAATTTACATTGTAGGCGGGACAGTACCGGAATACGGAGTGAACGAGACTCAAGCCATCGTAGCAAACCTACTGCTGTGCAACAGCAAGCTGACACTAAAAGGTCAGAAGAAAGTAGCAGACGCAAGAGGTAACTTGAAGACTGAATTTGTGGTCTCTGCGGCAGACTTGCCTTGCCACTTGATGGAAGTTAGTAACGAACTCAGGCAAGCAGATGCAGGTGTCCTTGCAGAAACGGAGTACATGGTTTACTCCACGTCACTTGAAGTGACTGAAACAGACCAACTCACGCTTGCAGTAAATACCAAGTCTGATAATTTCAAGATACTATCGAAGGAATATGTTACATTCCCTAACATGGTAGTGTTACAGGTCAGACGGGATATAAGGAAGTGATGGTGTGGGCAACTACGCAAACTTCGACCAAGCTGGCTATCTGAGGGCGGTAAAGTCCGCAATCATGGACGAACTTCAGTATCTTGAACCTTACATCGAGAACATCATGAGGACTCGCTTAGGCGCAGTCCAGTGGCGTTCGGTGGATGCCAAGTACAAGTCCGAATCGCTCAACTCTATCAAAGCAACAGTCTTGCAAAAAGCTAACAGTTTTGTCATGAGTATGGGCGCAGGTGGCGGCAAAGGCGAACAAAACCAAGCATTCCGTGCTGTTTACTACGAGTATGGTACAGGAAACCTCATGCAACCTCCCGCAGATTGGCAACAAGGCTCGGATGGTTGGGGTGGATGGAACATGGCTCGTAAAGGCAGAGATATCTACCAGCGTCCTTATGGGCAATGGATTGACTTGGGCGGTAACGTCCATAAATCCAAAGTCAGGGGTGCTCCTAAGAAGATGGCAAACAAAGGATTAGGTAGAGAGATTGCGCCAGAACACTGGTTTGCATACAGCTTGAACGCTTCTCTATCAATGCTAGATAGCGCAGTACGTAGGGCGGTTAAGAGTGTACCCATTTCTGCTTATATTGGTATACGAAGCATTCATAAGAGGATGTGATGTTATGGGAAAAATCAACGTCTCTGATGTTTACGCCTATATCCACACCACGCTTCGGCAAGACCCTGAGATTCTTGCAATGCTAGGGCTGGCGGCTGACGCTTCCCTCGAAGATTTGGCAACGAAGATTCAGAAGAGGAAGAAGCCGCAAGACTTGGTTCAGCACAACTTGCCCTTGATAACGTTCTACAAAAATCCCGGCGCAAGGGGCGAGAATTACCTTGAGTATAGATTCATCGTAGACTTCGATATCTATACGCAGGACGATGTGGAATTGGCTGTGAACATCGCTGACCGTATTTGCCAAATTTTCGACGACCAGTACCTTGGTATGCCGAAGGGTAGCGTGTTCAAGGGAGAGTACGTCACAAGTGCTGAAGACGACACAGACCTAGAGAACACCTACAAGTATTTCACCCAAATAGGATTCACTATTGGGATAGATGAATAAAGGAGGTTTCCTGAATGAAAGTTACCAAGAACAAAAAAATGCTGATTAAGGGTGCAGGTAAGTTCATGGCGAAAATCCCGAACTGTGACGACCTCGTTACTATCGGTACGCTGAACAACATGCGTCTGGACATTCAGTTGGACATGCAGGACATTGAGGGCGGCGACTCGTCCGTACCGCTGGATACTTTGCTTCGTAAGAAGACAATTGATATCACAGCAGAAGCGGCTAAGTTCGACCTGAACCTTGTTCGGTTGGTACTCGGCTCAAAACTGCGTGAGGGTGTCTCCGGTGCGGCTTACAGCATGGTCACTGAGACTATCGTAGTTCCTTCCGCATCCCCGTACCAAGCACAACTGACTCAAACATCCATCGCTAGTCCTGCACCTAAAGCTTTTGAAGGCGCAGTGGGCGGCACAGACCTGAGCACAGATGTTACGGTATCTGGTAAAGACGTAGTATTCGACATGGCACTGGCAGGTAAAACTGTTGTCATCGTTTACGCTGTAGCACTGACAGGTATCACACAAGACCCTGACGGATTCGTATGGGTGCTGGAAGAGAAGCACACTGTTAAGCAAAACGGTTCTGACTTTACGGTTGACCTTGTTTACGGTGCTTCGCTTAACGTAGACCCTCAGATTTCTGTCCGTACCTTGGCAGGTAACGTTCTGCTGAAGAAGACAGTTAATCCTTCCCCTACGGAAGACCAGTACGTAATCAGCGGCGGCACTCTGAAATTCAACTCGGCTCTGAAAGACGTAGACATTTTCGTCAACTACAAGCGTAACGAAGTTGTCGATATCCTCGATATCACAACTAAGGACATGCCGTTGACTGTTCACGTTGTTCACGATGGTCAGTTCGAGCAGAAGGATGGAACGATTCAGGGTTACCAAACTGAGTTGTACCAATGCCGTGTGAAGTCTAACTTCACTCTCGACGCACAACGTCAACAAGCTTCCACGCACAGCGTGACGCTGACTGTAATTGACCCTGAACGCCCTGACGGTAAGCTTGGTTCTATCAAGCGTTACGAAGCAGGAGCAGTACAAGGCGTAGATTGCTAATAACTAGACTCCCTTCGGGGAGTCTTTTTACATACCAAATGTTAGAGTCTCGGCTTACTTACTTAGAATGTTCTGTGAGGTGGTTGCAGGGACTTCCCCCGCTCTGTGGTCACTTCGATTTACTTTTCTTTGGGGGAGAAATTAAAGGGGGCTATTAACATGAGTGAAAGAGATTTGGTGATTCCAAGAGCAGACGGCACTGTGACCGCAGAGGTTGCTAGTCAAGTTGAAGAACAGACTCCGAAGGCGGCGGCTGAGGAAGAGAAGAAGCCACTGACTCAAGAGGAATCTGATATACGTGAGAAAGTCTTCTTTGAAGAAGACGAGCAGGTTCGCTTGCGTGACGGCAAGACTTACTACATCCCACCATTGGGATTGCTGGATGCAAGACGACTAATGAAGAAACTTAACACCATTGATTCCGGTGTAATTATCGCCAACCTGATTCCAGAAGATGGCGAAGATAGATTCGATGAACTACTTGAAGTTTTACTTATGGCTTTCAAGCCTTACTACAAACACATGACGGTCGAACATCTCGGAAACTACGTTGATTTAGAGACGGCGAAGAAGATTATCGACAGCATGATTGGGCTTAACGGGCTAAAAAAGTCCATGTAACCACTAAGGAAGAGGAAGAAGATTACGACAGCAAGCCGCCTGTCGATTGGGCAAACGTCTTCTTCAAATTAGCCCACTACTGTCACTTGAAAAAGCAGGACGTATGGCAGTTAACCTTACCTCAGTTGGGTTACTATCTGGAACAATGCAACGAACACATTCAGTTTACTATTAAAGTTTCTACTATGTCGCTCGGCGGGCTGTTCGGTGGAGGTGTCCCTTCAGGCGAGTCGGCAAGCGAAGAAGAAGGAACTGACAGTAGCTATGTGGATGGATACAAGGTAGCTGACGCTGAAGATATGAATTTCCTCGCACAGCTATTATAAACCCTCCTGCTCTGCTTCCTTCTTGGGAGGGGCAGGAGTTTTATTTTATAAAGGTGGTGAGATCGTGAACAATATCCAATCAGATGTGATTTTAGAGTTTCAGAAGTCCATAGATAATATGGCTCGATTTGGGCAGGAGATGGAAACTCTCGATGCTAGGTTCGGGCGGCTAGACCAACGTATCGACGCAATGAGGTCGTCTCTTTCTGGGCTACAGGCGCAAACATCACGTGGCGCAGGTGGAAACTTACGACAATCCCTGACCAATGAACTCAATAATCTCATTTCCGGTAACGGTATTGTCCTTCAGCAGTTGGGTTCGGCGGGGCTGACTATCAAACGTGAGACCCTTCAAGGCGTGTTCGGTAAAGTAGAGAACGAAATCAATGAAGAGTTGCGTAAGTATGTTCGCAATTTGAATATTGAAATCGACCCTAGTTATGCCAGCGGGCAGAAGCTTCCTATCAGCAATGAAGACTTTAATGAGATTAACAAGGAAGTAGCCAAGGTCATTAAACTGCAAATTCGCAACCTTGTGAATGCCATCCAAAAGCACAAGTCTAATCTAATTAAACCGGACGCACTGGAAGGTTTACAGATTACTGTCGGCAAAGAGACCATCATGGCTTTTGTCAACAAAATCAAGAATGAAGTCCTGCATAAGCTTGCCAACCCTACCATTGCTGACGCAAGTGACCTGAAAATTACTAAAGCTGACATGGGCAAGGTAGTCAAGGAAGCTAAAACTAAAATCCTGAAAGCCCTTGACGTAGACCTTCCTGAACTCAGTGGGGTAAACATCACGGCTGACGTTAAGAAGATTCCAAAAGAGATTGAACAGAATCTCACGGAGTACATTAACAAGACTGTGGCGGGCATCAACGGGACAATGGCAGGTAAGGCTGAAATCCCTATTAGCGACCTCAGCAAGAAGGTTAAGAGAATCCTTGCACGTGAACTTAATACTACGGTAGACCAGTTGGACAAACTCGGTTCTGTGGACTTAGGTTCTGTTCGTGGGGCTGAACTCAAGGCTCAACTTGAACGTGTAGCGAAGACTATCGACAAGAAATTGAGTAAGAGTATTCAGGAAGAAATCGACAGTGTTGTGAAGGCAATCAATGATGTGGAAATCACTCCTGAACCTAAGCTGAAGCGTCACCTAGTCAACCAAATTAACCGGATTAACAATGCTCTGATTAACAAAATCCGTGAGCAGGTGGACGTTCAAGTTCAGTCCATCATCCAAGAGATTAACGAAGTACAGTCCAGACCTAGAGGATTGAACCGCGATGCTCAGATTCGGAATGCAGGAGACCTTGACCTACCAAGACGCACACGTACCTCCCCCGTGGATGATAGGTTCAGCGACGACACTAGACGCAGGGCAACCGTATCCAACGGAACGTCTTCTTCTAGTTCCAGTCATGACGGCGGCTTCGGATTAATGAGTGCAATAACCAACACCTTCCGACACATCATGGCGGGCAGTATCGTGGGCGCACCTATGATGATGATGTATCAAGCCGTAGAGACGTTCAAGAATGTCCAGACTGAGCAGATTAAAATGACTCAGAACTTGATGCTGAAGTACACAAAAGACGATGGAAGCGGAAATTCAGATATGGCTAAAGTAGGGTCTATCGTAAATGAAGTTCAGGATTTCATTCGTCAGCAATCGACGTTCTATGGCACTGATTATAACGAACTTTACCAAGTGGGCGGCATCGGCTCTCGTTTGCTCGAAGACCCACTGGAAATCAAGAAGTTCGTGCAGTTGAGTGCTCAATTGCAGACGGTAGACCCCGGCAGTAATGTACTAAATATTGCCAACGGTCTTGAGACCATGAAGGCGCAGTTCGGGCTTGAGATGGCAGACATGGAAGAGAAAGTCGCTCAACCTCTTGCGGCTGTATCCAACTTGACCAACGCCAGCGTTGAGCAGTTGATTGATGCCATGAAACGTTCCGGTTCGACTATGAACAACGCCAACGTTGACCCTGAAACAGCCATCGTCTTGGCGGGTACATCCATCCAAGCAACAGCACTCGAAGGGGCTAACATCGGTAACTTCTACAACTCCATCCTGAACAGATTGCAGTCCGATAAGGCACTAGGAAAGATGGCAGAACTAGGGGTTGACCCATACTACGGCTCTGATGACGCAGAGTTGGCAAACCGTTTACAGTCTCCTGAAGCAATGCAGAAATTGCAAGAACTTGGACTGGCTAATGTTACGGATACGGGGGCTAAGATTCTCGTTCCAGCCGACAAACTCTTCCAAGAAATTGCTAAGAAGCTGTCGAGTGCGGATAGCCCAACAACCCGTAATACTTACGATGCGTTGTTCGGTACTTACCAATCCTCAAAAGGTGCGGCGACCATGCACGAAATCATGAACACGTTCGTCAAGGTAGCGCAGTCCACAGACAAGTTTGGTAAAGACCAATATAACCAAATGATTATGACTTCTTTGGACAACCCGCTGGTAAACGCTAACCGTGCCAAACAAAGCGTCACCATTGCGTTTGATGCGATGGTTCAGGAAATGACACCCGCAATTAACAAGGTTTCCTATGCACTGCTTAATATGGCAGAGAACGTGACTAAGAACGCTCAGTTGTTTGTATCCATGGGCGATATCATCTCCAACGTATTACTCGGTATGCTGATGTTTAAGGGAATCAAGTGGGGAGCAGACAAGGTGGGGGCTAACGTTAGACCTAACTTTGAACGTGAGACAACACGTAGCGCATTCCTGAGAAACGTGTCGGCTTTGGGCGTGGGTGATGACATTAAGAACATGAGTCGGAAGCAAGTCGGGGCGATGCAAAAAGACCCACTACTTGAGAGGTACATTCGTGACCTAAACGGCATGAGTGACGACCAGCGCAATCACTTTAAGGAATACCTGTCAAGTAACAAGATTGACGCTAAAGACCTACCGACTATGTTTGCGGCGATGGACGAATCTAAGAATTGGGAGAAGCGTAAGGACTTGACGGACGACGAAAAATTCGACCGGACTAAACAGTACCATAATCGCTTAAGTACCCGACCTGACTTGGCTAACGTAATCGACCCTAACTTCCTTAACACTATGAACAACAGCACAGCCAACCGTGGGGCGTTCGACAACCACAGGCAGAATGTTGCAGGGTACTCTAGTCTTTCCGATAGAATGTCCCGCATGTCGCAAGGAGAGTTCCAAGGGTTTGAAGACCATCTCGTAGACCGTCAACGTAACGGTTTACCTCCTATTGATGATGTAGATAAGCTGACCCGTGCGATGGATGATTACGAAAGCACTCAGCGTCAAGCAGGTGATGCGGCACGTCAAGCTTCCCCTGCCTTCGGAAGCCTGTCCAATGCAGTACGTGGCATGAACAGCGAAATGTCAAGGACTGACCGGATGAAGAATGGCTTCAAGCAATTCCTGAAGGACATTCCAGACTTGGGCAGAGGGGCGCTGTCTTCGATAAAGAACCTTGCGGGCGGCATTGCTAAGATGGCATTGGAGATAGCTGGTGCGATTGGGTTGGCTCAAGCCGCAAAAGGAATCGCGTTTAACGCCACTTCTACGGAAGACCAACGCCAACTAGCCAAAGCAGACGCTAGGGATGGTCTCATTAAAGCCACGGCAAACACTCTCCGTATTAACGGTGATGGGAAGACTGCCGCAGGTGCGTTTAACAGACTTAACAACTTATACAATTCAACCAAGAACTGGATTGATAAGAACGTTTCGGGAATCGACCCCCAATCTGCGGGCGCGGGTCAACAAGACCAAATAATTGAGGGTATCCGCGACATGCTGAATAAGCAAGGGGCAGGTATTACGACAGGTCGTAAAACTCACGAAATGACGTCTAGGTACATTAAAGACAACGGACTAGACCCTGAAGAACTGGCGCGCAAATACTTCGAGGACACAGGCAGACAAGCCGACACTGACAGGTTGCGTGAAATGGCGGCTACCAAGCAGTACGAGCAAGCCCAACTCGCTAAGGAAGAGGAAGAGCGACTTCAGAGAATCGCTAAGGAGAACTACGAGAAGAAGTACAAGGAAGGTGCAGTTAAGTTCCCTTCGATTGATGCTGACTCTGTAATGACTCGTATCTCTGACAAGGTTAAGGAAGTGAAGGACAATAACCAAATTGACACACTTCGGGCTTTGATGGGCGGCATGAAGACGGACTCTGCTGAATACATTGCGTTGCGTAAGACTCAGACAGCTTCCTTGCGTCAGGTTATGAATGATGAACTGGCTATCATTGACCAGTACATCTCTAATGCCAAGACCATCATGGAGAGCGCTGACCCCAACTCGCAAGAGTATACGGATGCCAAGAACGCCTACGACAGCCTCAACTCTGCCCGTGACAAGGTTGAGACTGAGGGAGAAGCCGACATTCTACAGGAAGAGTGGAACAACCAACAGGAAGCTTACCAAAGCCAAGTGAAGGGAGTAACCAACAGCCTTTCTAAGATTGACCTTATGGCTCAGGCTAAGGAGTTGGCGGCGGCTTATAGCATGGACAATGAGTCTCAAGCTTATCTGGATGCAATGAAACAGATTGCAGTCAACAAGATGGCTTCGATGAAGACTGAACTGGAAAATCTGAAAGCAATCTCGGCAATCGGAGACCTTTCCGAAGACCAAGCATTGCAGGTTTTACAGCTTCAGAACAGCATCGCCAATGAACAGGCTAAGGTGAAGGGTTACGACCTTGCTTCTATCGGTATCGGCGCTACGAAGATTCAGCAAAACAACTCTGTGCGTGAGAACGAGTTATTGGCTCTCAAACTACAGGCTGGAAACCCTGATGATTCTTCTTCCATTCTGAGGAACAAGCGTATTGCCAACGCTAAGACTGAGGTATCTGAAATCAACCAAGTAATTGACAGCCTTAAGGCTAAACTGCCTTCGGCGGGAGCGGACGAAACAACTAAGATTAACGCAGAAATCCGTGACTTGCAGAAGCAGTCCTTACAGGCACAGTTGGGAATCTTGGATGAACTGAAGGCTACGGCGGGCACGTTCAACATGCCTGATGGTGTAAAGGCTATGAGTCGCTACGAGTACCTGACCCGTGGTAATACTCATAACACAACAACCATCGGTGCAGGGGATGTGGTGGTCAACATCACATTACCTAACGTGACCAATGGCATGACTTCCAGCCAGTTGGAACAAGTCGGTCAGTCTATCGGACAGGGCTTGTCGGTAGGGCGTGTGGGCGGTCTCCGTAGCCAACAGGCTATGAACCCAAGCAACTACCGAAGTTAGTAATCACGCTCCCCGTCTTATAATGAGATGGGGAGTTATTTTTATAAGGAGGTACGGTCATGACACAACAAAACACCCTCTTATCTGAGGATTCTGTATACAAGAAGAAGCTGTTCTTCGACAACGGGAGACAGTTTACAGCAGTCAAGGCAAAACTTATCACTGAGTACAAACCGCCAACACCCGCACTGAAGACTCACGTCAATCAGACTCTTGCATCCTCGGCGGGTCTGGTACAGAGCGGTACGTCCCACTACAACGCTACGCTGACCTTGCTGTTCTACTCTAAGAAGGAGTACGCAGACTGGCTTCAGTACATCGGCTCACAGCATAAATACTACGATGAAAAAGGCACAGTCTATGTCGGGATTGTAACAGGCGAACCTGACATTAAGACAGCAGAAATGGAAACGAAGTATATCGTAACCATCGGCATGTCCCTTGTACGCAAGCAGGAGTTCGAGTACAAGTACATGACAGAGTTTATCGACATTGATACTCATTGGGCACGGCAGTACATCGACAACATGCAACAGCTTGGGTTGGTCGCAACGAATTGGGACGCAGACGGAGAGTCAGTTGTTTACTTCCGACCGGATGAAGCCGCTACACGGGCAGAGTCAGTAACGTTGCTCATGCGGACTTATAGATACGTGGATAAATTACTGAGGGGGTTCTAAGATGAAACGCTGGATTGACGTTGACCCACTGGATTGGTTCTACCGTGACACCCTTGAGATTTCCCGACTGAAGACAGACGGTACAGGTGACATGGAGGTACTGAGCGGTATGACTTATAACGTATTCAAGGAAGGTTACGAACGCATGGTTAAGCGCTTTGTAACCGTGAATGGACAGCAGGAGTTCCTTGTACCTGACTACAAATACCATGCCGACAACCCTATCTTCGTCATGATTAACGGGGTGGAGGTTCTTCCAGAAAAGATTGAGACTGGAAAAGTCACCATGTCCAACCCATTGTCGGCGGGCATTGAGGTAGTATGCGTGGCTTATGGTATCCCTGACCGGAAGGATATAGGTTGTCTCTACACGCCTTACAATGGTACGTCCGACTACCGTATGCCGCACGGGACACTAAAGTATGCGTCCACTTACAACTTTAGTCTGAGCAACGAACCGGAGTCTTGTACGGTGCTTGGTGTAAAGCTGAAGAGGTTGCTTGTTACTGTGGGGGCTGGAAGCGATGCAGGAGTTGTAATCAGGAACGCTATTGGATTCCAACGGGACGTATTCGTAATACATAAAGGTGAAGTTTACCTCCCCTATATGTACAACGGATTCCCTGCAACCATCGGGTATAACGCTAAGATTAATGGGGTTAATAGACGTACAAGCGAGACAGTAATTGTCGAATCAGGGCGGGTGACTTATAACGACAGGTTCTTCGGAGACGTTCGCATTCGTCGTGGAGACTTCTTCGCACTTATGAGTCGTATTTATGAGAATCTTCATAACCGATATACTGACCGTGCGTTTGCATACAACGCCACGCCAACGAGGGTTATCGCAGACAAGGCTGATATCCTAGCCAATTGGTACAGGAACGATGTGCTAACCCTACTGGATGAAAAATACCATGACGGTTGCTACGTGTTCCCTCTTTACGCCGATGACAAGTTCGAACCAGAAGCATGTATTACAAGAGCGGAAGCTGTAACCTACCTGAACAGATTCATTGAGTGGATTACAGAGAAATATAGATAAGGTAGGTGAACTGAATGGCTTATGTTTCTAATGTGAAATACCCTTCAAAACAGTTGCTACAAGGAATTACAGAGCGTGTGAATGCGCTTGGTAATGAGCCTAAAGTTATTGTGGAGTTGGACAAAACATCCTACGTGCGGGGCTTCCGTAGAAAGTACGATGCAGTTCAGTATGTGATGGATAGTGCTGTAAGTGACCTTTTGTCCATTGACAAGGCTGAGAAACTTACGAACTACGTTGACGGTACGGTGGTAGAGACTACTCCTACCACTCCTACTACTACGGAACTCCGTAACTCCGACATGTCCATGCCAATCAAGAGCAGTTCAACAATGCACGGTCATGAGAACGGGGAGCGCACAATCAATGGTATGTATATCACGGACTTCTTTGAGACCGACCCAAGAAGCACACGGTATGTTGGTCGTGGAGGTAAGCATAAAGGGATTGACCTCGACCTTGCAATGAACGACCCTGTTTACGCTGTCTGGTCAGGTACGGTCACAGTCGCCAGCACCTTAAGAGGGTACGGTAGAGTTGTTTATGTTAGCCACGGCAACGGATGGGAGACTCGCTATGCCCACTTAAACAAGATAAGTGTCAGTGTGGGGGATAAGGTTAAGGCGGGAGACCTTGTTGGTCTAGGGGGCAACTCCGGTACTTCTCGTTCTAATGGGGGAGACGGTTCACACTTACACTTTGAAGTAAGGTCTAACGGTAAAGCGCTGAACCCTGAGCAGTTCCTTCGCGGTAAGAAGACCGTCCAGACACCAAGCAAGAAAATTGACCCAAGGAACATTCAGGACGCTTCTGTTCTAATGGACGCTTCGGTTATGGCTGATTCATCGACTTCCACTGTAACGTACAACATGGAAGCCACGGCATATGTCGCTGATTGCCCCGGCTGTATTGGTATTACAAGGGGCGGCACAGACGTTCGCACGTGGAAGAACTGGAAAATTATTGCCGTTGACCCTTCCGTTATCCCCTTGAAGAGTAAGGTGGAACTTGTTGTCGATGGAGTAAGTTGGGGAGAATACCTTGCTGACGATACTGGCGGCGACATTAAAGGAAACCGGATAGACATTCTTTTTGATACGAAGGCTAACGCACTTAAGTTTGGTAGGAGACCTGTTGTGGTCAAAGTCAATTCTTGGGGAGACGGTAAGGCTCGTTCAGCGGACTCCACCGGAGACGCAAGCATCGACAAAGAAATCGTCACATACCAATACAACAAGACAACTTCCAAGCAGACTTACTTCAAGGATTTTACAACCAAGAAGACCACGCTGGATGTTAAGAAGTACACCAAGACTGACGGTGCGGTGCAGATGGTGGTTACTGACGACGACACCCAAATGAACGTACTCGGATTCAAGGGTACGGGCGGGGCTGGTCAGACCAAGACGCTAGTGTTCGAGCATGACTGGTTTAAGGCAGGAAACCTTGGTTGGGCATACTTCTCAGACCTTGAAAAAGACGATGTAATTATCGTTAAGGTGAATGACTATGAGGTCGTGCGAATCAACGGCATTAATGCCAAGAACGGCGTGGCTTATCCACCGTCAATCCCGATGCCAAAAGGACACAACGTGGTCGAGATTACGTTTGCCAACTCTTCCAAAGCATCGAGAGGTAAGTTCGGTATCCTTTGGTTGCGGGCTAAGGAATTTGATGTAAAGACGGTCGAGACAAAAGCCTTATGGGATTTTGAGGATAGCATGAGTAGCGCCAACAAGTGGACACCACACGGCACAGTTGTACAGAAAGACAAAGGCGACTATCAGGCAATCTCGACCAGCGGCGGTGAAGCAGGTATTGAGCGGCTAGGTAAAATCAAGAAGTTCCCCTTTACTATTAACTTCAGCCTGAAGACTGCGGCAGGTACAAGCGGCAAGCTGGTTATCGGTGATGGTACAAAAGGATTCCTCCTGAACATAAAGGATGACCAAATTTACACCAGCGGTGGTGGAACATACCAACTCGATACGACTGCTGATTTCATTGAGTACACCGTAGTCTGTCATGACCAAACGGACATTGACGTATACGTGAAGCTTAACGATGTTTGGGTCAACACCGGAATCCGTGGGGCGGCATTCGACTACCCATACCAAAGCAGAATCCTGTTCGCTGTAACGGACGGGACAATGTATCTCGATAGCATCAATTATGCTTCTAACGACTACGCCGTTGAGCAGTTGGCTACAGCTATCGGTGACACCTACAAGGAGAAGTGGTATGAAGTAGGTGAGTTTGTCTTTGAAGAGATGTACACCATTGACGCAGACGTAATGAATTGGGAAATCAATACCCATCTTGATACAACTATTAGCACAGCGAGACTCACGCTGAATAACGCTTCCGGTATTTACTCTCCATCGTGGGAGCGCAAACCGGAGTTTCCAGACGCATTCCGATTGGACAAGTCTCCCCTGAGTTACTACGAAGAAGGGGAACTGCGTCACGTTATTAGCGAGTACACCCCAATCAGGATTTACGCTGGATATGGCGAAGAAGTTGTTCGAGTATTCACGGGAATGATTAAAGGTGAGATTACAGAAAACTCTGCGGAGAAGACCATCTCCTTTAGCTGTGTGGATAGGTTCGATATGCTTGAAGAATTTGTCTTCTACAAGCCGATGCAGTACCCGCCAGAAGAAGCCTATGCGGGAGACGGTGGGGCGTTCGCTTGGATTAAATCAAGCATCGTGGAAGATATCGTTGTCGCTTCTGGATTCACCACATGGAAAGTTCATGCGGAGGATATGGCTAACCCTGACTACGTGATTGAGGACACCATATACACTGATGTAAATAAAGGACAGAACACATTTATGAAGTTCAACAAGGAGAGCGGAGAACTAGAAGCCGTTAGCCAAGAGAACATCATGAAAGTGGGCGGCTGGCAGAACCCATTCGTGGCGAATGTGACCTTCCCATTAGGTACGAACGCTTCCGATGCCTTGCAGTCTCTTATTCAGGATTTACCATACCGAATCTACTGCGATAGGTACGGGACGTTCAGGATGGAGCGCATGGACTTCTTGGATGCACCGGATTGGGCAATGGTTGCTGGAATGAAGTGGGAGTTCATTGACGGGGAGAACCTGCTGGAAGTTACTTCTTCGACGGACTACTCCCGTGTTAGAAATCACTTGATGATTTCAGGAACGGCGGGCATCGTAGAGCACTTCTTCGATAGGTCTCTGATAATCGCTACCAAAGGTAACATACGTACCGCAGGTGCTCAATTAGACTGGATTGAAGAGAAGGACGGTTCTTCGATGCGTGGGCTGAAGGAGGAAGTAGCCAACAAGATTTTCTTTGACTACAAGCGTCAGGCAAGAACCAAGAACGTGGTGGTCAAAGGCAATCCTTTAATTGACTTGCTGGACTCCGTTTATGTCTACGACTCCAATACTTTCACAGCCAGCTACTACTTGGTCAAGGGTAATAGAATGGTCGGGAGCACTGATGGTATTCTCAACTACCTTGAGTTAACTTGGCAGACCTTATCTGAAGCAGGATAAGCACATACGGGCAGGGAGCACTTACGTCTATGACGCTAATTGTTCCCTGCTTTTTCTTATAATGCTATAGAAGTGAGGTGGATTCTGTGGAGAATAGAAACTTTGTAAACTCAAATGAGATTTATCCCATACTCGACTTGATTCGTAGGGAGATGCAGAAGTCCGGTTTATACACGGGCGGCAATGACCTGACAATCATAAACAGTGCTCCGGTAGAACCAAATGTAATTAACGTGGAAGCCCGTAGAGAGATGGCAGGGTACTCTGCTCTTGTAACTTCAGTGGTTTACACCTATGACAATGGGACTATTGAAGTGCTGACGCTTGAGAGGGACGAGAATCTAATCGTTAGCGGCTTCCTGATAGAGATAACATATCCTTCCAGAATCAATGAGGAAATGGAAGAGGAAACGGATATCGCATCTTTTAGTACCGTTAGAGGGACTATTATCAGGGAGAACGGGTTGTTCAGTAATCTGGTACTCGAATATATAAAGGCGGTGTAGTGAATGTCTAGCGGTGCTAATTTTGCAAGTTACTTGGTAGGCGGTAGACTCGACCCTCCTTTTATGCCTACGAAAACAGACCCGTACATTGAAGGGATTATGGTAGAGTCCCAAATGGCGGGTAAGGTCGAACACAAGCTGACCATTGAAGAGGATTGCGAACTGCTGTCTATTGCAGTAGGCGTATCCAACTACGAAGCAAGGGACTACTGGAACTTGTATGTAGGGGAACGGCTCGTCTGTAAGAACATTTACACGAAGGACTTACCGGAGGGCATGTACCTGACGGCAATCATCCCGTGTAAGCAAGGGACGCAGATTCATTTTGAGTTCTTTAATGAGGGCGGCAAGCCCAAGGTTGTATGGGCAAACTACCAAACTCTCAAGTAGAAAGAAGGTGATTAAATGGCAGATACTTCATATCAACCAACGCCGTGGCTCGACACGACCATTAATGAAGAGTTCCTGCTGGAAGGGCTTGCTGGAATAATGACAGCCAACGGGTGGACAAAGGTCACTGAGTTTACCAAGGTAGCCTATTCCAATAAGTTAACCAAGCCGACAATCAAGCGGTTCTATCTTCCGCTGGCTAATCCTGAAATTGATTTGCCGAAGGTGCTCAATGACGATTACTACATTTTCATTGATGGGGAGATTGCCCCAACATCCTATTATACGGCGGTCAAGAATCCAGACGAGACAACCACGCTCACGTTTGAAGCAGGTGTGTCCGGTCAGGTAGCTATTTACTACAGCACAGTCGGGTCAACGGATGCCTTCGACTTCTACGTGACCAAGCACATTATCGTCAAGAATATATCAGGTAACTTGTTCGGTATGGCGATGATGGCTCACATCAATGAGCAGATTGGACGGACGGGGTGTAAAGTACCATTTGCAATCTATGATAAAAATGCAGATTACGGTACGCAGTTGACACCACAGGACAGCGGTATATTCTCATGGGCAATCCAGAAGGCGAACGAAGATGCACTCTTTGAGCGGCACACACTTTACTTCTACCAGCTTGAGAAGTGGATTGGAAACGGGAAGATGCTGGTCGGGTGGGAGAAGACCGATGAACTGAAACGGGTTTCTCTGGATGTAGAGGTGCAGACAAGTATGTGGGGGCTGGATGACAACACGAATGCCCTTCAGTCTAAAATAACTGACTCATTCCCTCAGATGTATCAATCACCAATCGTTACAGCAAGGACTCGTATCCCTCAGCTTGAGCATACGGAGAAGATTGCTTTCGTGGACGTGAAGTATACGAACTGGTGGGACGACAGCAAAGTGTTCGTCAAAGGATTCGTTGACGGAAAAAGTATTATGTTAATCATCTTAGCCGACACTGCCCCAATTTGGGACAGCAATGCCGTACCTGCGATTCCTCTTTACATGGGAGACTTCGACGTAAATGGTCTGACTGAGGAAGTTATTAATCGGGATATCACGTTCGACTTCTACCGGAAGACAACGAAGACCTCGACAATCATCTCAGGAAAGCCGATGGTCAACGCAGGTTCTTATGTAAAGGTATGGCTTATGGGTGACACGGACGGCGACATGTCCGACGAAGCAGTCACGTTAACCATCGCAGGTCAGGAGATTGGGCGGTTCAACACCGTGGGGGCGACAGAGCCGACAAACAATAAGAACGATGCTCAGTTGATGGGTCAGTTTGATATTACTGGCGTTGAGGGCATGTCCTCCGTAACCATTGAAGCAGTAAGTGGGGATGGGGTAAGTGGTTACACTCCGGTATCCGGTCGAATGTTCCTAGAGGTACATATCGAGACCAATAGGAATGCTGAGGGAGCGCCGTCTGCCTTGTTCTCAGGAACAGCCTACAGCAAGGACGGGGCTAACGTTGAAGCCGCACTAAAACAGTCGGCAGAGTTCGACTATGACGATGTGGAAATCAAGCAAGAGATTTTACTTCCTGTTATGAAGGAGTACCCGCACTACCCAAGTAACGGTATTGACTCAATCATGGTAAAGCGTAATAAGTTCGGGGCAAGGTATCAGGCACATTACCTATCTTGGAATGTACCATCGAATCTTATGCCGCCACTCAGGGAAGACGCTGACGAACACAAGCACCCAAGAGCATGGAAGAACTACATGAACGAGCAGTACAAGTACCAATTTACTCCATCAAGATACAGCGGCAAAGCCCATTCATCCCGTGCGCTCTTGGTTCACCCTGAAGATGGCACGTTCGGAACACTGCGAAACGTTATTTTAACGTCTCCCTTAACTATAATGAATGGTGACGAGTTAAAGGCTGTGAGGGATTACTGCGATGACGAGAATAAGTATGAGGTTTATTCCTATTACTTGGTCGAAGGTATCTCGCCACTGACAAAGAGACCTGCAACGCCATACAGACCTGCCGCACTAGGCATCCTGAAGGCGGGCTACACTCTCCCTGAGATTCCTCCTGCACCGCCTGAGCCACCAGCCTTGATTCTAACCATCGACCCTGCTTACTCAAGCATAGAAGAGGAAACACCAATCAGGTTTACTTCTATCTACAGTAAGCACTCTCCTATTACGAACTTCAAATGGGAAGTAGCAAGCGATGTGAACAAGGGAAGTTATACGGTCGATACTGCAACATTCACGTTCAACAATGTCGGCACGTATTCGGTCAAGCTTACGGTGTGGAATGAATTAGGTCAGAAGGCAACGGCTACGGCGACCGTATCGGTAACTGCCAAGTACGTTCCACCTCCACCTGCTCCACCACCACCTGCAAACACATTGCAGTGCGGTAAGCTGAACGACTCTGGCGGCGGTGCTTACACCGAAAAACTCCATGAGATGGGCAACACGGCTGGACGAGCGGTAATCACCTACAACATGTACGGGGTAGCTGACCGGATGGATGTTTACTATCAGAATCAGTTGCTTGCAAGCACGAACGCTGAGGTATCCAATAGCGGTTCGCTTCAGTTCCAGTACAGTCCTGTGGGCGGTGTGACGCAGATTAAAGTAGTGCTGAGTTCTAGTTCAGGCTCAGGTTCATCGTGGGAATACTTGGTAAACTGCCCTGTGTAACAACAGGGCTTCCATACAAGCAAATAAGTGAAGGGGTGTTATATAAATGCCATTTATCGACACAACTCCTGCATCTTTTACCCCAAAGGTAACGGAACAGGATATTCAACCTCGGTTGGGCGACCTGCTTGCTACTCAAGGGTGGGAGACAGTCGCAAACTTTAAGAAAGTAACGTTTGATGCGGGCATTATGCGAAGCACGTACACCGGACTCGATACTGCGGACATTCCGCTTTACGTGG